TATCCATAGAGTTGACGATCGTGTCACGGAATTCTCCTGGCAGATCACCGAGATTAGTAAAGATTTCTCTCCACTGTCTAGGCTCGTCAACTTGCTCAGTGACAGTCATCTTTTCTTCTACGACTTCTTCTGCTGGCGCTTCTTCATCATCGCCAAAGATTCCTTTATAAAGGCTATAACCTCCAAGTCCTAACATGCCTGCACCAAGAGCTCCACCAGCAGTCCTTAATTTATTTCTTCCCATTGCTGCTATCATTCCTGGCCTTACTTCTGGCTCTACAGGAGGAAGAGGCTCTTCTTGTTTTACTTTCTTATCTTCTGCTTTTTTTGATTTAGCCTCTGCCTTATCTTTTTCTTTCTTTAGCTTGGCCGCTGCTTCTCTTTGTTTCTTGGTTGCCTTGCTTGATATGCCGAGTGTTTCAGCAGTTAGCTTAGGCATAGTTTTAGTTTGAGCATCACCAGTTAAGCCTTTAAGAACAGCCTTGAATCGATCAGAGTTTTCTCCAAACTGGTTAGCAACTCCCTTTAACATAGAGCCAATCTCAGGGCCGTACTTAGCTGTAAGTTTTGCAATACCACCCACAGCAAAGTTTTGTGGAGTAGCTAGCCCACCATCAGCAGCAAGCCAACGCTCATCATCACCAAGCTCTTTTATGCCTCTTAATATTCTTTTGCCGGGGAACCACCCTGTCTTTCTGGATAGCCTGTCCTCATCTTCATCTTCATCTTCATCTTCATCAACTATTAAAGCTTGAATACCTTCAGATGGACGAGGAAGCATTCCCGTAATGCCTTCAGCCTCTTCATCGCCATATCTCATAAATGGTTGTGTTAGCTCTGGTACATCTCCTCCGGGGGTAAAAGTTATATTCCCTTCCTCATCAATATCAATACCAAAATCACCATCTTCTGGTTTGTATGGGAGAGTTTGAATAATACCTTCTGGCAAATCTTCAATTTCTGGCAGACTAGAAATGCCGCCTTCATCTTCAGCAACAGCTTCAGGAATAATAGCATCGATTGCGCCTTTGGCAGCATCACCAACGACTGGAATAGATCTTCCCGCCCCTGATTGTGCATACCCAGCCACTCTTCCAGTACCTTGGCCTAATAATTTAGGAGCTTTCTTTTGAATATCAGTTACTTTTTCTAAGGCTTTAGTAACTTTAGCGCCCTTGTATCCCATACGAGCAAGCCTTGCAGCTATGGCGGCGGGAGGAAATATCCACAAAGGAGCCATTGCAGCAGCAATTGCTACATCAGTAGGATTGTCAGGATCAGCAATTAAAAAGTCAGTTATATCTCTAATGGTTAATTCCCCTTCGCCACCTTTTTCAGTAGTAAGAAAATCAGGGAACGGATTATATTCTTCAACCATATCAGAGAGAGAATCAAGAAAGCCGCCTTCATCCATATTGATTGGAGCCACCCCAGCCATAATTCCAGCGCCTTGCCTCATTTGAGGAGTTTGAAACATGGGTCTATTCATATATTGATTCATGTTTAATTCTCCTACTATGAAAACAAAGTCTTCAATTGAGACAACGCACCCAAACCGCTCATGAATGATGAAGGCTGTTGGTATCCAGCCTGGCTACCTATTTGACTTCCATAACCTTGCCTCATGGTTGCAGCATAAGGAGCAATACCTCCTAACATTTGCATGCCTCTTTGCAATCTCATGTAAGGCTCATCAGCCATTTGAGTGGCGGCTTGGTATCTAGATCCAAATCCTCTATCTTGGATTCCTCTTCCAACTTCACCAAGTCCTCCCATAGTGCCTATTTGAGAAGTTAACATATCAAATCCTTGGCGACCCAAACCTGCAATGCCAGCGGCTCCAGCACGTTGCGCTCCAGTACCCATCTGGTAAGCGTTCATTGCTTGCCCATAAGCGTCTGTAGAGAGTCCTCCCATTCCAGATGCTGCTTGTTGTCTTCTACGTTGTGCGTCTTCAAACGCGCTTTGAGCTAATTGTCTTCCTTGCATACCTTGGCTTCCATACAACTGACCGCCTTGCAAAGATCTACCCATAGCGTCTTCAAATGCTGATTGCCTTAACTGCTGTCCTTGGCGACCATAAGAACCCATTCCTTGTGCTGCTCTAGCCCTAGCGTCTTGTTGTCTTCCGAACTCACCCATAGCAGATTGTTGAGCTTGTTGATATCCTTGAGACCTAAGACCACCAACCGCTTCCATTAATCCTCTTCCGAGAGCCCTATCAGATTCTCCTTGCTGTAATCTGGATCGAGAACCGCCAAAAGCACCTTGACCAATTTCAGAAGCTCTTCTACCAATATCTGATTTAGCTCCACTTTCTCTAATATCTCTCATGGTTTGTTGAACTACAGAATCTTCGTATGGATTCATGTAAGCTTGAGTAGATCTAGGATCAAATCCTTGAGTGCTTTGTTGATACATACTGCCAACGTATGGATCATCAGTAGCACCACCAAACTGACCTTGACCTCCTGCTATATAAGAACCGGCTGTTGGGTCTACATAACCTCGACCACCACCAAAACCAACATCTGCTTGACCATAACTAGTTTGATATAAATCTCTTGCGTCTGTATCCATATAAGAACGAGCATCACTAGGTTCAAACTGCCTAGCTCCTTGACGATACATTCTTTGAGCTTCATTTAACTGGCCACCAAACCCCCCAAGACCTCCAGCCAAATTACGAGCCTGTATCTCCATAGGAGAAAGACCAGCAACTTGTTGTATTGGTATGGGTATACGTTGCGACATCAGGCCGCTTTGGGTTGGACTTCCAAAATAAGCAGTGCCTAAATTTCTTGCAAGAGATTCTAACCATGGCGCTCTTGATTCTTGTTCAAATTTAGGTAGCGGAGTTGTAGGTCCGGTTGTATCAACAGTTTTTAAATCACTTTCAAATAAATCGTCATACCATCCCATTACGCAACTCCCGCAGCTTTCATGCCTTTCCTCTGAAGTTTATACATTTCCTTTGCGCCTAGTCTGCGCTGTTCTGCTTTGTCATTAGCTGGTGCGCCAGCCATACGACCAATACCTCTTAGAGCAGCAGCGTTAGTTACAAACTCACCATCGCTTAACATAGCAGGTATATCATCTGACTTTTCTGTACCTGGACCTGATATCTGTCCATTTTTTCTAGGATACATTGCCCCGCCATCAGCCATGTCTTGTTGATTTCTTAAAAGTTCAGCTAATTCTTTAACAGTCATTCCTCTTGATGCAGCTTCTTTATATGCCGATCCAACTGGATCATTGGCAATTTGAACGGCTCGTCCAATCATATCAAAAATTGCTCTGTTAAATTTAGGGGTTAACCCGCCAAATCTTTCGTTACCTAAAAAATTACCCCCAGAAAAAGGATTTAAACTTCTTCCCCCCATGAGGTCTGTATTTAATCCGCTTGGATCATTTGCAAAAGAAGCCAATCTACTTAATCCACCATCTCTAATACCGCCTTTACCACCACCTGATGCGTAGTTAACGGCTTTATTTAATTGATCAGAAAGAGAACTTGTATTAAAACCTTCATCGTCAAAATAACTAGGAGCATCAAATGCGCCATCTAAATTAAAGTCACCCGACTCAACTGTTCCAGTGTAGTTGGGTGAGTTCCTAGTCGAACTATCAAATCTTCCAGTAACAATATCGTCACCAATAGACGGGGTATAACTTGAAGAAAAAGGACTACTTCCCAATAATTGCCCACTGTATGCTGGTGTACCTAAAGAATCTACAAAAGCCTGAACGCTTTGTCGTGTATCCATCATTTCTGGGTCAACAATTTGTTTTGTGTTTTGTTGTGTGTTTAAAGCATTTCTCAAGAATGCAGCAGTTTCAACATCTGTATCTGAAAATTGATTTGTTTCATTTGCAATTGCTTGAGCAAGTGATTCTTGAGATAAAGGCTCAAATACATTATCTAATCCACTTAATAAATTGGGATCAATATTTGTAGCCCTTTCCATTGAAGCCCTAACATTTCTAGGCATGCGATCTTGTAAAGCACTTATTGCTTGTCTCATTGGATTAAGACCAGTTAACTTTCCAGTTTTCTCGTCATATTCTCTTAGTAGTAAATTAGGTCTATTTTCAGCAACTGTATCTGCAATTCTATTTAATAAAGTTTTTACTCCGTGAGTTCTTGTTCCATCTTCTGCAACTTTTTGCATTAAAAAACCTGGCCTGTTTGGAGCTACTCTATCCGCAAAATATTCAGTAGCTCCTTTTACCATAGAGACTGGATCAGTAGCTCCTTGACCTATTAACTTGCTAATTCCTTTAGATCTGTCATCTAAAATATTTCCTAATCTTTCAATAGGCCCGCCAATTCCTGGGACTTTTTCCAAAGCTTTTAGTAAAAGACCGACACCTCCACCAGTAACTTTAGATAAAGCATCACCAAAAACAGGAACCGCTCCGAGACCAGAAGTAGCAGAAAGAACATTGCCTAAAAGATTTTCAAATTCAGGATTTTTAAAAACCCTATCTCTAACATTGTAATCTCTACCGTATTGTAAATCTCTTCCTCTAATAGTTTTATCAGGGTTGAAAAGATTTCTAATGCCTTCCCTAAAACCTCCTCTTTCACCCGAACTTGCCCCTGTTCCAGAGGTTCTGTTTAAAAATTGATTGGGGTCATAAGAAGGCAGACCTAAGCCATAATCAGGAATATAAGAATTTAGAACACTTGATGGGATTCCACTAAAAGAATAATCACTGCTTCGATCTTCACCATCAGGAACAATTCTTCCTATATTGGTTAAGTCTGGAATATATGAAGACCCAATGCCTGATGGAGTAGCAAAAACTCCCGGATCATAATTAGCATATGGTTGGCCAGATAATAAATCATAACCAGAGCCTCTAGACCCTCCGGGCATATTATAATCTACAGGAGGCCCATAAATACCAAACCCTTGATCTTCAAGCATTTGGTCATACGCACTTTTACCAGGCGAGAATTGATCTAGTGATGATTGCACTATATCATTAAAGGATTCCTGCATAAGTTTTTGTGCAGCTTTTTCTTCTTCTGTTTTTGCTGTGTCTTCTGCCATTAAAGTATCAGCCTAACAAGAATAAAATCATCCAATAGCATATCATTTTTTTCCTTTTATAGTCTTATTTTGTAAGACATTAAAAGAATTTAACATTTCCAACGCCTACGAGCTTGTCTCAATCTAGAGTTAGGATCTTTCGCTGCTTTAGGAAATTTCTTCATTTGTTCTTCTGATCTTGCACAAAAAGATTTTCGCCTTCTAGCTCTTCTGCCAGTTGGTTTATCTTCAGTAACAGCCGTTTGAAGTTTGCTTCCGGGGTTCTGCCTTCGATAAGCTCTAACACCAGCTTCTGTCATACCAGCGCCAGACTCAGTAGATCGAAAGTTTTTCTTGTTTTTAGCTGGCATTCTTTCTTGCCTACGTTTAAGGCGAGTTTTAGGTTTAGATTTAGCTTCACCGCCACCATTAAATTCTTGTGCATAACGTCTAAACATCAGCTATACCTTGTCTTCTTTCTGCGATCTGACATTACTGCGCCACACCCTCGATGATTTCTTTTAGTAACAAAACAACCATCTTTGGCAGTTATATATTGTTTTGTTTTATCAGCAATTGATTTAGGTTGTTTGGAATACTGCTTGCCAGCGGCTGTATCTTTTCTTTTTTTTGCTGTGGTCTGCGCGTACTGTTGAGGAGATAAATTATCTCTTGCTTTTTTAGGAAGATATCTTTCTCCAGTAGCTCCCTTGCCGACAGTAGATGGTTTCCCTGATTTAGTTCCCCAATCTCCTTTAGACCATTTAGACAATTTATTCTTTTTTGATTTTTTTCCTGAATATGTCCCACCAGAATCTTTATAATATTGGGTTGCTAACTGCATAGCTCTAGCAGAGTGTTTGCCACCCATTTTTGCTCTAGCTCTAGATTTGGCTTTAGCCCATTTTTCTGGATCTCTTTTCTTTGCTACTTCAGTCATGCTACAAACTCACCACCAATGAACCATTTGTAATAACTTGAACCGTGCCTATTTGCCCAGTCCCACTTAACCCAGATGTGTCTGGATCAGTAATATAAATCCATGCAGTCCCACTCCAAACCTGTAGGTTGCCAATCGAACTATTCCATATGATATCACCAGCTTGAAATTTAAGTTCATCTAATTCTGATGCAGTAAACTGAGGCGTTTTGTCTGGATCAAACGCATCAAGGCTTAGTTCAAGCAGCCTTACTGTCTTATTGTATGTGCCAGCAGCAACAACTGGGTCTGTTTCAAATGGTAATCTACCTTGTAAAAGCTTACTCATCTTCTACCGTTTGGCCTAATATCAAGTCGAGTACCACCAACTCTAAATCCAACTCCTTCTCTTACGCCAACGGATGCATCATCATCTGATTCAAACCTAACCACGGCTTGTCGAGCTCTAGCTCTCATGTCTATCTTGGTGGTAGATGCAGTAAAACTTGTGGTTTGATCTGTTGATAAAGAATCACCAGGATAGTTTCTTTCTTTTAAGACAACATTAATCTGTTGCCCACTGCCTCCGCTACCTGTGAATTTAACATCAGGAATCATACGCTTAATAAACTGAAACTCTTCTCCATCGCCTATATCAAAGTCAGCAGACTCAACAAACACGTTGTCCATTGGAGATCCGTCATCATCATTCCCTGTCTCATGCTGATAAAGATATGGAGTAGAGCTTGATTTGCCAGCCGCTCTTGGGAAAGCAACAATACCTTCATCTAACCAGGCTGTTCTTTCTAGCTGCCCAATCGCCCACGATTGTTCAACGTAGTTATAAGTGACATATCGATCAATTGAGGTTGTCCCAGAAGAACAATAAAACCAACCAACCTCATTGAACTGTTTGTTTAAAAAACCAAAGAACTGATATGCCTGACCTTCTTCTAGGTCATCAAACACATACGAATGAACACTACATGGGACCGGAGATACCGCTCCTGTATAAGCATAAAATCCTTTCTTGTCCATCCAGAACACACCAGATGGTGTATTGATTGCAGCATTAGGGCCAATCAAGCTAACGCCTTCATTGATTAGATTCAAACCAAACGTAAGCGGTGGGCCTACGAACTGTAGGCTATACAAAGCTACATCTGTCCAAATCAAAGTTTCTTGTCTTGCTCTAAGTCCTCCAATAATTTCTGACCCTGCGGAACAACGCAAAGAACCAGCCGTATTATCTGATTTAGGTTCCCACTCTGCTGGGTTTTCCTGATCAGAAAAAGCAATTAACAATGGATCGATTGATCCAGAGCGAGAACCACCACTGATTGGATCAACGCCCAAGACAATAACGTGTCGATCTACATCAGACACCAACACTTGCAATCCTTTTGTTGGAGTAAGGTTAGCGCCTGTCAATGCACTCAATGCAACAGCTCTGTCTGTGCCAAAAGTTTTTGCACTAGTGTCCCAGTAATAAACACCGCCAGCACGGACGTTGGCAATCAAGTCTTCACCAAAACTATCAAAAGACCACAGTCTTAACTGATTTAGATTACTAAGCGAACTGGTAGAACCCCAACCTCCACCGCCCCAGGTTCCAGAACCCCAACCTGTGCCATCAACAAA